AGAGGGATCAGGATGACGGTGCGAACCTTCACTCTGCTACGGTGGTTCCTGTTGCTCTGCATGATGTCATCCGTGATCGCGCGCCCTCGTGTGGCACTCGCAGCTCCGGAGAACACAGCTAGGCCATCCCCAACAGATCATTGTTGGGAGCATGGTGGGACGAAGCTAGGACCAACTAGTGTTCCGACGCCCTTTCTCTTTCAGCTGCTGACCATGGGCTCCATCCTGGACGGTGTGGCCTACCTGCGCGCCAACGGCGTGCCGGCCAAGGACGGCCTTTACAACCTCTACGTCGATCCGGTCAGCGGCCGACAGCTGTTCGCCGACCCCGACTTCAAGCTGCTGTACCAGGGCGCCACCGGCGAGAACCCGGTGTTCCGCGCCGGCCGCGTGACCGAGATCGGCGACACCCGCATCATCCCGACGACCGAGGCCTACATCCAGACCTTGGGCGCGGTGAAGATCCGCCGGCCGATCCTGGTGGGCGATGAGGCGCTGGTCGAGGGCGACTTCGAGGGCATGGCCGCCGAAGACATCGCGGGCAACAACGCCATCATCGACATGGTGGACGACATCGTGCACGTCACCCGCGAACCGCTGGACCGCCTGCAGCAGATCATCGCGCAGAGCTGGTACTGGATCGGCGGCTTCACCGCCCCCACCGACCAGACGGTGAACACCAACATCGTGCCCACGGCCTCGGCGAGCTACTACAAGCGCGCCGTGGTGTTCGAGCACGCGGGCTGATCGCCACAACCTGAACAGCAGGGGCTTCGCGCCCCTGCGCTGGAGCCCTCATGTCAGGCAGCAGCTTTCTCCCCGACGTTGTGCCGGTCGAGATCAATGGCGTCATCTCGGAGGTGCCGCCGTCCCAAGTGGCGGCGCTCTTCCCGAGCATGGCGACCATCACGCCGACGGCGCCGTTCTCGTTCTCCTGGAACGGCTCAATCGTCCAGTTCAACATCGGCGACACCCAGCCCATCCCGGCCGACCTGCTCGCCGCGCTGACGGCCGCTGGTGCACCGTTCACAACCCCGTGAGGTCAACATGCCACTCGGTACACCCTACCTGACCGATTCCATCGCGCATGCGGCCGGCAACGGCCAGCACCAGGAACTTTCGTCCGCTGCGCTTTCCACCAAGTACGGCGCCGGCAACGTCAAGACGCCCACGGCGAACTTCACCGTCAACGTCAAGGGCCACATCTTCTCCGGGAAGCGCAACGTGCCCTTCGTGACCAGCCCGGAAATGCTGGCGGCGCTCACCGCCGCTGGAGCTCCGATTGTCTAAGCGCACTCCATCGAAGGCCGACGACAACGACGAACCTCAGGCCGCGGCTGAACGTCTGCCGGACCTGGTCGTGCTGGAGCGCGACTTCGGCTTCAGCGTCAACGGCCTGCTGCGCGTGTGGGCCGCTGGCAAGCCCATCACCGAAGTGCGCGACATCCGCGAGCTGATCGCCAACGACGCGCCGATCAAGGCCTACCGGGAGATCTGAAATGAGCGATGGCATCTACACCCGCCAGGGGCGGAACTCGGCGCTGAACATCGCTGGGGCCACGGTCGTCGCCACGGTTCCAGCCGGCTTCGCGCTGGGCCAATGCCGCCTGGTGCGCGTCCAGGTGCTGGTGGCCGGCACCACTCCGGGCGCGGCCTATGACGCAGCGACCGTCGCTGGCGCCGTCGCCGCCGTCCAGGTCGCGGCCTGGCCCAACACGGTCGGCACCTACCTGATCGACATGCCCTGCTTGGCAGGCATCGTGGTCGTGCCCGGCACCGGCCAGACGGTCGCTGTCTCCTACGACTGAGGTTCACCATGGCTTTCACCACGCAGGAGCGGGTCGACATCCGGCGCTTCTGCTGGTACCCCGTGTACGGCGGAACCCCGTCCAGCTTTCAAAGCTACCGGTTCTTCCAGGCCTATGGCACGCTGGAGTACCGGCTGTCGAACCTGCTCCCGGAGGAGGAGGGCGTGATCCGCACGACCTACCTCGCCAACCTGACGACGCTGGAGACCGCCATCCCCGGCACGTCGGCAAACCTTGACACGGACCAGGCCGCGGTCTGGACCCACAACAAGCGCGAGCTGGCCGATCGCGATGCGCTGTTCAGCAACTGGCGCCTGAAGCTGTGCCAGTTCCTCGGCGTGCCGCCGGGCCCGGCCTACAGCGGCAGCGGCGGCAGCATGCAGCTGGTGGTTTGAAATGGACGGCGCGACCATTCAGCAGCGGATCTACGCCGGCCGCGGCAAGGCCGCCCTGCGCATTGGGCTCGACTGCCGCCAGTACCGGCCGCTGACCGCCGCGGCGCCGCTGGGAAACCTGGTGGCCACCATCAAGGCGGCCTTCAATGCCGGCGACAGCACCTACCGGGCGCCGAACCTGCCCGGCGACCCGATCTGGTATGGCGACTTCGATGCGCGCACGACGCGCGCCGGCGACTACCTGGTGCGCGTCAGCGACGGCTCGACCTGGTTCATCGCCGGCCAGCAGCAACTGCTGCCCATCATCTGCGTGGACTGCAACCGCAAGGTCAAGATCATGCGCGGCACCGCGAGCGCGCCGACCGTGGGCCTGCTGGGCTACAACGCCGAGTCGCCGTGCGACCCAACGTCGATGCAGACGCTCATCGGCACTGACGGGCCGCCGGCCGCGTTCTGGCCCGCGTCGATCCTGCTGGGCGGCAAGAGCCAGGCCAGCGCGACGAAGCTCCCGAGCGCATCCAAGCAGGCCGGCTGGCGCATCCTGTTGCCGCCCTCGATTCCGGTCACGCTGCAGGCTGGCGACATCGCCGTCGACGACCTAGGCCGGCGCTATCTCTTCGACGCCGCCGAGGCGACCGACCTCGGCTGGCGCATCAATGCGCAGGAAGTGCACGCCTGATCATGGCCGACCTCTCCGATGTCCTGACCGTGCTGGCGCAGCAGGCCGCCACGGCCGTCTATCCGTCCGGCACCGGCTTTCCCTCCGTGGCCGGCGTCCCGGTCAAGATCTACCCTGGCTGGCCCGTCTCCGCCCAGCTCGACGCCGACTTGCGGGCGACGGCGCCGACCTGCCATGTCTCGATCTATGCGCGGCCCGAGGAATCGAACACCACGCGGTTCCCGCCGAACTGGCAGCCGACCGTCGTCAATGCGGCGACGCTCACGCTGACCATCGCGGGCCAGGCCGTGACGGTGGGCGGCACCGTGCCGCCGGCCTCCAACCCGCACAACGTGATGGTGATGGCCAACGGCAAGCCCTATGTCTACGCGGTGCTCGCGGCCGACACGCTGGCCTCGATTGCTGCGGCGCTGGCCGCGCTGATCGCCACCGACATCGCTGGCACCGCAGCGGCCGGCGCGGTCATCACGCTGCCCAACTCGGCCCGGCTGCTTGCCGCCCGCGTGGGCGTCACCGGTACGGCCATGCGCGAGGTGCGCCGCCAGCAGCGGCTTTTCCAGATCGGCATCTGGGCGAACACGGCGGCCAACCGTGACTCGATTGCCAAGGTGATCGACGCGGCCCTGGCCTTCACCACCTTCCTGACCATGCCCGACGGCTCTGCCGCGCGCCTGCGCTACAGGAACAGCGCCATGTCGGATGACTTGCAGAAGGACTGCCTCTTCCGGCGCGACCTGTTCTACAGCGTCGAGTACGCCACCACGCAGACCGAGGCCGAGACCCAGGTCACCCAGGAACAGCTCAACGTCAGCGCGGCCGTCGCCGGTGCGCTGCCGTACCTGCCCGTCGCCACCATCTACAGCTGAGGACCATCACCATGCTCGCTCTCGTCGTGACCAACGACTTCGCCGACTACAAGCGCGGCGACCAGATCACCGACCCGGCCGTCATCGCCGAAATCCGCGAGGCCGGCCAGGAGGCCAACGTGGTGCCCATCCAGGCGCCCGATCCCGAGCCCGCCAAGGCGACCTGAGCACTCGGCGCCGTCGCGCCACCCATCCCATCCAGCCGCCTTCGGGCGGCTTTCGCATTTCTAGGAGGCAGCCATGCCAGTGACCCAGTTGGGCCAGATCAACACGACCGCCCTCGTGGTGCCCGATCTGTACGTGCAGATCGTTCCGCCGCAGACCCAGTACCTGAACGGCGTGCCCACCAACATCCTGGGCATCGTCGGCACGGCGTCCTGGGGGCCGACAAACAGCCCCACCACGGTCGGCAGCCCGGCTCAGGCCGCGGCCATCTTCGGCCAGGCCCAGAACCGCAAGTACGACCTGATGACGGCCATTTCGGTCGCAACCATGCAGGGCGCCAACAACTTCAAGGCCGTGCGGGTGACCGACGGCACCGATGTGGCGGCCAGCATCGCGGTGCTGACCAACTGCATCACCTTCACGTCCAAGTACACCGGCACCTTCGGCAACGGCATCACGGTGACGCTGTCGGCCGGCTCGCAGGCATTGACCCAGAAGGCCGTGGTCTCGGCGCCGGGCTTGGTGCCTGAGGCCTTCGACAACATCGGCTCGGGCCTGTCGGGCAATGCGCTGTGGGTCGCCATCGCGAATGCCATCAACAACGGCACCAGCGCGATCCGCGGTCCTTCGCAGATCATCGTGGCCAGCGCTGGCGTCGGGGTCACCGCGCCGAGCGCTGCGACCTACACGCTGGCCGGTGGCACCGATGGCACCACGACCATCACCGGCTCGGTCCTGCTGGGCCAGGACACGGTGCCGCGCAAGGGCATGTACGCGCTGCGCAACACTGGAGCCAGCGTCGCGATGCTGGCTGACTGCGACGACAGCACGACCTGGAGCACGCAGATCACCTACGGCCTGTCCGAGGGCACGTACATGGTCATGACCGGCCCGAGTGGCGACACCATCGCGAACGCGATCAGCGCCAAGAGCACGGCCGGCGTGGACAGCTACGCCGCCAAGCTGCTGTTCGGCGACTGGTGCTACTGGCTGGACACCTACAACCAGATCCTGCGCCTGGTGAGCCCGCAGTCCTTCGTGGCCGGCCTGCTGGCCAACCTGTCGCCGCAGAACAGCTCGCTGAACAAGCAGATCCAGGGCATCGTCGGCACGCAGAAGAGCTACGCCAACCAGCAGTACAGCTCGGCTGAGCTGCAGCAGCTGGGCATCGCTGGCATCGACCTGATCACCAACCCGGTGCCGGGCGGCAGCTACTTCGGCGCACGCTTCGGCCACAACAGCAGCTCGAACCCGGTGACGAACGGCGACAACTACACGCGGATGACGAACTACATCGCCTACACGCTCAACGCGGGCATGGGCAAGTTCATCGGTCTGCTGCAGAGCTCGACGGTCCGCACTCAGGCCATGGCCACGATCAGCGCCTTCCTGGACAACCTGCAGCAGCAGGGACTTATCGGCGACCCGAACGGCGGCGCGGCCTACAGCGTGCAGGTGGACGCGGCCAACAACCCGGCGTCGCGCGTGGCCCTGGGCTACATGCAGGCCGATGTGAAGGTGAAGTACCTGGCCGTCATCGAGAAGTTCCTCATCAACATCGAGGGCGGCACCAGCGTCCAGATCAACAAGCAGCAGACGCAGCTCGCCTGATCCTGAATGAGTGAGCCGGCACAGACCGGCGCAACCATGAGCCCGCCACTGAGCGGGCTTTTTCATTTGCAAAGGAAAACCCATGCCCGACTTGATCGTCACCGAGACCCTCATCCGCCAGGACGAGGATGGCCGCTACTGCCTGAACGACCTGCATCGTGCGAGCGGCGGGAACTCCAACCATCGTCCGTCTCTGTTCCTTCGCAACAAACAGGCGAAGGCTCTGATCAAAGAAATGGGCGAAGCGCAAATTTGCGCTTCGGTTCAGAAAGGCGGCGCTGACGGTAGCAGCACCTACGTCGCCCGCGAGCTGGTCTACGCCTACGCCATGTGGATCAGCCCAGCCTTTGCGCTCAAGGTGATCCGCACCTACGACGCCTTGGTCAAGGAGCAGCTGGATCGCCTCAATGACCTGAGTCACCGCCGCGCACGCGCTGAGTTGGAGTACCTGGAAGCCCAGGCAGACGCCAGCCGCTGCGGCATTGGTCTGCGCAAGTGGCGCGACATCGGGCCGGCCATGACCGCGCGCATCGAAGCGCTGCGCCTGGAGTCGCAGCCGAGTCTTTTCCTGAACTGACAGCTTTCCCCTTGCAAATGGGATGCCCGCTTCGGCGGGCTTTTTTTCTTCGTGCATCGGCCGCCTTCGGGCGGCTTTCTTTTTCTGGAGGCATCAATGCCAGTGAACAGCTTCACCGTCGGCCGCGACTGCACGCTCACCATCGTGACGGCCAGCGGCCCGCTCAACCTCAGCCTGATCACGCAGTTCCAGTCGGCGCCCGACATGGCCGAGATCAAGATCAAGGGGCTGGACGGCATCACGCGCCATGCGCGCTTCTTCGACGGCTGGCGCGGCAGCTTCAACGTGGAGCGCCAGGACAGCACACTCGACGACTACTTCGCCCAGCTCGAGGCCAACTACTACGCCGGCATCAACGAGCAGCCGGCGACGATCACCGAGACCATCACCGAGGTCAACGGCCAGGTCACGCAGTACCGCTACCTGAACGTGCTGTTCAAGCTCGACGACGCCGGCTCGAAGGCCGGCGACCAGACGGTGAAGCAGAAGCTCAGCTTCGTCGCAGCCCGTCGCACCAAGATCGCTTGAGGTAGGGCATGACCAAGGTCACCATGAATTCCGAGGCGTCGCCGGCCGCGCAGCTTGTCGCCAAGGCCCAGGCCGCTGCCGAAGTGATCGACGCCCGCGGCCGCATCATCACGCTCAAGAAGCCCGGCGTGCTCGCGCAGTTCCGCCTCATCGAGGCGCTGGGCGACACCGCGCAGAACCAGGTCTACATGGCCATGGTGCTGCCGCTGATCTTCGTGGCCGACATCGACGGCGAGGCCGTGATCCTGCCGACGCGCAAGAGCGAGGTCGAGGCGCTCATCCAGCGGCTTGACGAGGACGGCATCACGGCGGTTCAGCAGGGCGTGATGGAGCATTTCCGGCAGT